CCAGTTGATTGAATGCTTACAATATCGTTTCCAAAAGTATTCTTGACAAGGTTTGACGTGAAAGTTACGAAACTTGTGCTTGTTGAGGTCGCTAAAGGATAAAGGAGCTTTATGGAATCAAGGTCGCTCTTGTCAAGGAGAAGAGTAATGACGGGGTCATCAACAAGGGTCACAGTGCCGCCAGTAAGCTTATACGAAGTCACGCTGGAGCTTGGATCAAGCTGAAGCACCAAAGACTAAACCTTCAAGCGCTTCACCAGATACTCAAAACAAACCTGTTGGCGGTAAAAAAACATTAGGTGAAGAAGAAGTTGTTGAAGACGAAGTAATCGCTGAAACACAAGAACAAGTTCAAGAAGCTTGGAAGAAAAAAATGAAAGAAGATGTTGATTCATTGTTTGCTGATGATTCTACAATTTCTGAAGATTTCAAATCTAAAGTTTCTACAATTTTTGAAGCTCGTGTTACAGACCGTGTTTCACAAATCCAAGAAGAAATTGAATCAAAATATGCTGACATGCTTGAAGAAGCAGTTGCATCTGTTCGCAACGATTTAACAGAAAAAGTAGATGACTACCTTTCTTACGTTGTTGAACAATGGATGGCTGACAATGAAATCGCTATTGAAACTGGCTTACGCACAGAATTAACAGACGACTTTATTGCTGGTCTTCGTAACCTATTCGCAGAACATTATATTGATGTTCCTGCTGAAAAAGTCGACCTCGTTGACGAACTTGCTGGTAAAGTTGAAGAACTTGAAAGCAAACTTGACGAAGAAATCGAGCGTGGTATTGAGTTTAAAAAGGCTCTTATTGAATCACGCAAAAATGAACTTACTCGTGTAGTGTGTGAAGGTCTCACAGATACTCAAGTTGAAAAAATCAAAACACTTGCAGAAAGTGTTGAATTCTCCACAGAGGACGAATACAAAACTAAACTTGAAACAATCCGTGAAAACTATTTCCCATCTGGCGTTAAAAAGGCTGATGCGGAATCACTAAACGAACAAGTTGATGACGCTGAAGACAAGAAGGTTGAAATTAACGACCCATTCGTTGCTTCAGTTGCTCAAGCAATTTCAAAAACAAAACTATAATTAGGAGATAACAATGTATTTGTCCGAAAATTTACAGAAAAAGTGGGAAGGTGTTCTTGACCATCCTGACTTACCTGCAATTAAAGACCCATATCGTAAGGCTGTAACTGCTGTTGTTCTTGAGAATCAAGCTCAAGAAATGCAAAAAGCAGGTCAAGTTCTTAACGAAACAGCTCCTGCTAACTCTGCTGGTACAGGCGGTTTTGGCGGTTCAGCTGCTGCTGGTGGTCCAGTTGCTGGTTTTGACCCAATCTTAATCAGTCTAGTTCGCCGTTCATTACCGAACTTAATCGCATACGATGTTTGCGGTGTTCAACCAATGACAGGCCCAACTGGTTTGATTTTCGCTATGCGTTCTACATACTCAACAGCAAACGTAACAGCTGGTGCAACAGAAGCTTTCTATAACGAAGCTAATACATCTATCGGTGGTACAGCTGGTAGCCCAGCAACACTAGCAGTTGGTACAGTTGTTTCTAACACTTTCGTTGGTAACGCTGCTCCACAAGCTGGTTTAACAACAGCTGCTGCTGAAGATTTAACATTCCAAGAAATGGCATTCTCAATCGAGAAAGTAACTGTTACTGCTAAAACAAGAGCTCTTAAAGCTGAATACTCAATCGAGTTAGCACAAGACCTTAAAGCAGTTCATGGTTTAGATGCAGAAACAGAATTAGCAAACATCTTGTCTGCTGAAATTCTTGCTGAAATCAACCGTGAAGTTGTTCGCACAATCTATTCAACTGCTAAGACAGGTGCTCAAGTAGGTACAACTACTGCTGGTACATTTGACTTAGACACAGATTCTAACGGTCGTTGGATGGTTGAAAAAGTTAAAGGTTTGGCATTCCAAATCGAAAGAGAAGCTAATACGATTGCTAAGACAACTCGTAGAGGTAAAGGTAATATCATTATCTGCTCTTCTGATGTTGCTTCTGCATTTGCAATGGCTGGTTTGTTAGACTACAACTCTGCATTGCAATCACAAGTTAACTTAACAGTTGACGATACTGGTAACACATTTGCTGGTACAATGTTTGGTCGTATCAAAGTATACATCGATCCATATGCAACTACAAACGCAACTTCAGAGTTCGCAGTTGTTGGTTACAAAGGTTCTAATGCATACGATGCTGGTATTTTCTACTGCCCATATGTTCCTTTACAAATGGTTCGTGCAGTTGACCAGTTTACATTCCAACCTAAGATTGGATTCAAGACTCGTTACGGCATGGTAGCTAACCCATTTGCTGCTGGTTTGAATACCAACGGTGGATTGTTACAACCACGCACCAATGTATACTATCGTATCTTCGGTGTTAAGAAC